CCCTTTACTCAGATGCTTATCTTGATGATATTTGTGATGCTTCGGAAAATATCGTTATTCCAATGCTTGTCACCTTTCAGAGCAAAATTAACAAAGTTAAATTAGAAAATAACGTTGCCTATTTTCATACCGCAACAATCCACGAATTTACCGAAGGTCAGTCCGTTATTGTTACTGGTTGCGGATCACCTTTTAACGCCACTCACACAGTTACAGATGATTTAATTGGCCCTTATGTATTTACCGCCGCCATTACAAATGCAGACATACTGGAGAAAAACATTATCCCAGCCGGAAACGCTGCGCTCTCTGGATTATCGACATACGTCGGAAATGCCAACGTTGAAGCTGCCGTTTTGGCTATTTCTGTCGAAATCTTCCAAGCTCGAACCGCTGCCGGTGGAGCAATCGAAGGAGTAGATTTTAGCGTCTCACCTTATCGCCTTTCCAAAAATCTTCTTGCTAAAGTAACTGGTTTGCTTGGCCCTTATCTTGATACCGATGCGATGGTGGGCTAATGCCGGCATCTACAATTTCTGGAGACGTTCGAGGTGCAATTAAAACTGCTCTAGCAAACGTCACTGCAAACGTTTACGATCACGTTCCAGAAGCTCCCATTGTTCCTGCCGTAGTAATAGTTCCCGATTCGCCTTATATGGAATTAGAATTGATTGGCAAAAGCACAACGAGAGTTAGACTTAATTACACAGTGACGGCTTGTGTGGCATATTTATCCAATCCAGCTTCACTTGATAATTTAGAAAAGTTAATTATTAGTATTCTTGGAGCTTTAAATAACTCCAAGTACGAGTTATCGGTGGTTGAAAGACCATCGGTCACTCAAGTCGGAACGACAAACCTTCTCGTTTCCGATATTCGCTTGAGCGTCCGCTACGAGCAAACTAACTAAGGAGATAAAGTGCCAACGACAGTTATTACAGGTCGCGACGTCACATTTACACTTGACTCGTCCAATTACGATGCTCAAGCGACTTCTGCGACACTTTCTTGCGAAACCATTATTGAAACTTATCAAACTCTTGATGGTCGCGCTTATAAATCCGTTGATAAACAATGGACATTCACAATCGAATTACTTCAAGATTGGGGAGCTTCAGGATCTTTATTTGAAGCGATGTGGACTGATGCAGAAGCAAATCCAAACACAACTCTGGCGGTAAGTTTTACAGCAGCAACGGGAGCAGTTTTTGCTTTCAATGTTCTTCCAGTATTTCCAAGCGCCGGAGGAGCAGCTCCAGGAGCACTTACCGATACTTGGACGATGACAGTCGTTGGAACTCCAACAGAAACATTTAGCTAAGAGATCGGGAATCGGGAGCTATGAAGTCAGCAATTACAATTAAATATAACTTTGGCGACGAGGCTACTTATGTGGCTCAACCGCCAGAGTACGCTAAATGGGAAAAGGCTACTGGCAAGTCGCTTAACGATTTGGGCGGTGTCTGGGATATTTTATTCTTGGCATATAACGCTATGAAACGCGAAGCAGCTGGAAAACCAGTCAAGTCTTTTGAAATTTGGATGGATACGGTCGCAGACGTTGAAGTGGAAAACCAAGACCCAAAAGCCATAGTGTCGGAAGCATAAATTATCTTCTGACATTACTGGCAATTGAAACTGGAATCCCGCGACAATTCTGGGATGACGCAGATGACATTTATACCGCGTTGGAGATATTGAAGGAGAGAAATGGCCGGTGAAACCATCAGCTATGACCGCTCTGAACTTCGAAGCATCCTTAAAGCGTTTAAGGCGATGGATCAATCGGCTGTTGATGAAGCACGTACGCAATCAAGCGCGTTGGCTCAATACGCCGCCAACGAAATCCGCGCATATTCAATCACCCGAACATTTGGACAAGCCGCTGTCAATCGCATCGCAGATGGCGTTAGGGTTAGCAAATCATCCAAGATTGGCGAGTTCTCTTACGGATTCGCATCTCAGCGTTTTTCTGGCGGAGGAACGACTCAAACACTCTGGGCAGGTTACGAGTTCGGATCTAATCGTTTTCCTCAATTCCCGAGACGTACTCCAAATCGCGGACGCGGCAACTCTGGATACTTTATTTACCCAACACTTCGTAAGATTCAACCTGAATTAGTACGTAAATGGGAAGAAGCTTTCGACACAATTTTAAAGAAATGGGGTTAGAAAATGGCCGGTAGTAGAACGCTTAAATTATCGATTCTTGCCGACGTTGATGATCTCAAGAAAAAACTTAATCAGGGCGAAAATGAAGTTTCCAGTTTTGGTGACAAGATGGGTGATTTTGGTAAAAAAGCCGCAGCCGCTTTTGCCGTTGCAGCCGCAGCCGCAGCTGCTTATGCTGGCAAGCTTCTTATTGAGGGTGTGCAAGCTGCTATCGAAGATGAAAAGGCTCAGCTTAAGCTTGCAACTAGTTTAAAGAATGTGACTGGCGCGACAGATGCTCAAGTTGCTGCCGTTGAACGACAAATTTCAAAATTATCTTTGGCTTACGGAATAACCGACGATCAACTTAGACCTTCATTTGAACGTTTAGTGTTAGCAACAAATAATGTTTCCGAAGCACAAAGATTACAGACGCTAGCTTTAGACGTTGCCGCGGGATCTGGTAAATCCTTAGAAGCTGTCAGCGCTGCGTTAGCTCGAGCTTATGACGGTAATACTGGCGCTCTTGCAAGGCTAGGTATTGGTCTAAGTACCGCAGAACTTAAATCTATGACTTTTGATGAAGTCACACAAAATTTAGCGGCGACTTTTGAAGGTCAAGCTTCTGCTCAAGCCGACACGTTCGCGGGCAAAATGGCTCGACTGACAGTTGCTTTTGATGAAGCAAAAGAAGGAATTGGCGCAAGATTATTGCCAATTTTGACAAATTTGATCACATATTTTACGGATAACGTTGGCCCTGTCTTTGAATCAATTAGAGCAAAATTAGCACCTTTGACAAAAGCAATTGAAAATAACAAAGAGGAATTTAAAGCTTTATGGGATTTTATTAAAACTTATTTAGTTCCGTTTATGACTGGTGCGCTCAAGTTGGCTTTTTCAGGAATAGTCAGTTCCATTACTTCTTTAGTTAATATTGTCGGTCGAGCAATTTCCTTTTTTGAATCTTTATATGATAAATACAAAAAATTTGTTGATTACATAAAAAACAATCCATTGAGCAAATTTTTAGGAGGCATTAATCCGTTTTCGAATACGTCATTCAACGCAACTGACAGAAACGAAAACTTTGTCTATTCCAAAGCGGCCGATTATCCAACAGCAGACGTCAATTTTTCTAATCCTTTTTCATCAACGTTACCATTTACACCTACCCAAGCTTTCTTGGACGCAATAGCTCGCCGAGACGAATTAAAAGCTAAGACAGATGAAATTCGAGCGAGAATAGAAGGTCGAAAAAATGGAACTGGTGTGACAGGATCAGTGATTATAAACGTTAATGCACCTTCGGCAATTGATGAAGAAGGTTTTACTCGGTCGGTCATTGACGCCCTAAATTCAAGTCAAGCTAGACTAGGTTCATTAGGAACTCTTGACATATGACGCAATGGAGTCCTGAATACAGGGTCAAAGTTAATAACGTAGTTTCAACAAGCGCAACCTTATCCGGTTTAACGATAACTTCTGGCCGCAGCAGCATTTATTCACAACCCATCGCTAGTTATTGCAACTTAACGCTTATTGAAACAAATTTGGCCGAAGTTGATTTCGATATTAATGATTCCGTAACTATTGAGGTCAAAAATACGTCCGGTGTTTACGTTTATCTTTTTGGCGGGTTTATAACAGATGTCAGCGTAACAGTTCAAAATTCTGGATCATCTGCCATTACTCAAAAAATTAACATAATCGCTGTTGGAGCTTTGGCTCGTTTGTCACGGACAATCTATACTGGCAACTTATCTCACGAATTTGATGGCGATCGTATATCTTATTTATTGGGCTTAGTTTTATTTGATGCTTGGAACGAAGTTCCTGCTAGTACGACCTGGGCAGCTTACGATCCAACGGTCACTTGGGCAAATGCCGAAAATTCCGGATATGGCCAAATTGATACTCCAGGTGATTATGAACTTCACTCTTTAACTGGATTAAATGACACGATTTACAATTTAGCCTCATCCGCGGCCACTAGCGGTTTAGGTTATCTATATGAGGATGCACAAGGTCGAATTGGTTACGCAGACTCAACTCGCCGAAACGAATACTTGGCTGCCAATGGTTATGTGGATTTAGACGCTAATCACTGTATCGGCCCTAATTTACAAATTACCAAGAAAGCGGGCGACGTCAGAAACGCCGTTACTATTAGTTACGGCGCAACTGGATCTGCATCTGTTACTGATTCCGACGCAACTTCGATTAGCCTTTACGGTGAATTGGCGGCGACAATTGCAACCAATTTGCGAAATCAAGTAGACGCTGAAAATCAAGCTGCGTATTACCTTGAAATTCGATCATATCCTCAATTTGAACTAAAACAAATTACCTTCCCGTTAAGTTCCTCAGAAATTGATAATTCCGATAGAAATGCTTTATTGAATGTATTTATGGGTTTGCCGGTCAATTTAAGCAATTTACCCAGCAATATGGTTGATGGATCATTCCAAGGATTTGTCGAAGGATGGACCTGGGTGGCCAATCTCAATTC